TCTAGATTGTTAAAAATTGTTGCAAGTCGCAACTGTGGCCCTGCGGAAGTAGAGCTACTCTGGGATTGGGAAGAGGGAAGGTTTGAGGAATATGGATCTTCATTATCCGTATGATGGCCGTCAGCTCTGTAAAAAAGAAGATCCGGAATTATTTTTTCCGGAAGATTACACTGCTCGGGCTAAAGTTAACGCTGCTAAAGCTATCTGTAATCAGTGCCCTCTTATCTCTGACTGCCTCGACTACGCGATATCTAATGCGGATCTGGACGGAATATGGGGCGCCACAACCCCGAGAGAACGTCAGAGACTTAGATCCCATAGAAGGAAGTATGAAAAAGTCTATTCGTGAACTCAAGCCGGATTACACGGGGTCTATGGATTATGAAAAAGAAATCCTTCACGAGTGTCCGGTATGTGAGTCAAACATCTGGAATGTCAAAGCTTGCTTTGATGACTATGAGATTGCAACATACTTTTTAGATATGGAATGCTCTGTATGTGGAACCTATGCAACAGCTCCTACACCCTTGGATAGGCACTAATGTTTTATAAAGAAGGGGACATAGAAAAAGCCTTACTTCGTTTAGGTATAGACAGTACCGAACGACGTAGTGAATTGTTTGCTGCTTGTCCTATGCACAAGTACAGGGTAGGCAAAGAAGACGCCAACCCTTCGTGGTCCATAAACTCAGAGACTGGTGCCCATCATTGTTTTTCTTGCGGTTACAAAGGCAACCTATTAACTTTAATTTCTGATCTCCTAGAGTACGGAGATCTAGAAAAGGCCAAACAATGGCTTAGATCGAATGTAGAAGTAGATTGGGAGCTGTTATCCAAGCAGTTAGATGAGGCTAGAAAAACCTACATTCATCTGCCCAAGCTAGTTCCTATGAGCGAGGCTCGGTTAGCAATCTTTAAGGATGTGCCTGAATGGGCGGCTAAAGATCGTGACCTGACTGTTGAAGCCTGCAACTTGTATGGGGTTAGGTGGAGAGAGTCTGACTCTACTTGGGTCCTGCCTATACGCTCAGTCGACCATAAAAAACTTTTGGGATGGCAGGAGAAGGGCCACATATCTAGAAGATTTTTTAACCGTCCTCCAGGCATCCCAAAATCAAAAACTTTATTTGGTTTAGATATCTGGGAGTCAGGGCAGATGATTGTTGTTGAATCCCCCTTAGATGCCGTTAAATTAAAATCTTTGGGCATCTCTGGCGGCGTGGCTACCTGTGGAGCAATAGTTAGCGCAGATCAGATTGAGATCATGCGTAGAGCTGAGACCCTAGTAATTGCTATGGACAACGATCCAGCCGGCATAAAGGCTAGTAACTTTTTATTAGATTCTTTTAGAAAGCTAGGAATCGAGTGTTGGTTCTTTAATTACGGGGATTCGGACAAAAAGGACATTGGCGATTTGACTCTAGATCAGATAGACTGGGGTCTAGAGAATGCCAAACATTGTGTTCTAGGGAGGATGGCTATCAAATGACTTTTACTGGAACTCTTCTTCCTTACCAGCCCGAAGCTGTAAACAAAATGATTGCGCGAAAGAAAATGCTTGTCGCATATGACCTAGGTCTAGGTAAGACTGTGCTCACTATTGCCGCAATTGAGCAGCTTATGGATAGTGGACAGATCACAGAACCCGGTATAGTTATCTGCCTATCTTCCCTGAAATATCAGTGGGAGTCCCAGATTGAGAAATTTACCGGTGGATCTTCTAAAGCTTTGGTTGTGGATGGAACAAAGGAACAAAGAGCAGAGCAATACCACTCTGCGTTCGAGTGGCGTAAAAATGGGATTGATTACGTCATTATCAATTATGAGCAAGTTGTTAACGACTGGCAGTATGTATCAAGTCTCCCAAGAGGATTCGTCGTTGTCGACGAAGCAACCGCAATCAAATCTTTCAAATCAAAACGATCAAGATACGTCAAGCAATTAGAGGCTCAGTTCAAGTTTGCTCTGACCGGAACTCCGGTAGAGAATGGAAAGCCCGAAGAGATCTACAGCATTATGCAGTTTGTAGATTCACGAGTGCTGGGTAGGTTTGATCTTTTTGATTCTACTTTTATTGTAAGGAATCAATTTGGTGGGGTTGAGCGATATAGAAACCTTCCCACACTTCACAAGACTTTGGCTAAAGCTATTGTTAGAAAGCGCCAATCAGATCCAGATGTGGCACCGTTTCTTCCAGAAGAAATACGGGCAGAGCCAATACTTGTAGAGTTTGACCGCAAGTCTTCTGTGCTTTATCGACAGATAGTTACAGAGGTTCTAGACGATCTAGATGAAGCACTTAACTCTTTTGGTCCGCGCTTTGATCTCTTCTCTCATTACGGAGACAATAGTGATCAAGGTGGGATAGGAGACCAGCTACGAGGAAAGATCATGTCTAAACTGACTGCGCTTCGTATGCTCTGCGATCATCCAGATCTGCTAAGACATTCGGCGGATATTTTTAATGCTATGACTGATGAAGGATCCAAGTACGCGTGGGAATTAAAAGAGGCTGGAATGCTCCAGGATTTAAAGTCTGCTCCTAAACTGGATGTTCTAATAGACTTTGTTGACGAGTTCTTAGACGAGTATGAGGGAAACAAAGTAGTTATCTTTACCAGCTATGTTTTGATGACCGACATCATCGCAAAGGCCCTTGCTAAAAAGGGATACAAGTCTTCTACCTACACAGGTCAGATGGATGCGAAGACTAAAGAGGCTTCTAAGGTAGAGTTTCAAACTAACCCTGAATGTCGAGTCCTAATAAGCTCAGATGCAGGTGGATATGGCGTAGATTTGCCTCAGGCCAACATGCTGATAAATTACGATTTGCCTTGGAATGCCGGGCTAGCTACCCAAAGAAACGGTAGAATTATGAGAGCTTCTAGCGCCTGGAAGTCCGTAGTCATTCAAGATATACTGATAGACGGCTCAATAGAAGAACGCCAGCACGCCATGCTGGAACAAAAAAATGCCGTAGCAAACGCTGTGGTAGACGGTCAGGGTATAAACGACAAAGGTGGGGTAAACCTCACTGCCGGTAGTTTGCGGGCCTTCCTACAGTCGACTATAGTTTAAGGAGTTGTCTTGCCTAATTCGCCAAAGACGCCTACCCGTACCATTCGGGTATCTGATGAGTTGTGGAATGCGGTAAAGGAAAAAGCCGCACTTGACAACCGTACTGTTACTGATGTTATTATTGAGGCTCTGAAGGAATACACTTCAGAATAAAAAGGGATCCAAGGAGGGAACCGTGCCAAAAACCGCAAAACCATCTAGAACAATAGCTACAGAAAATCCTCTTATACAGAAGTTCCGTGAGTTCGTTTCATTAAAAAATCGTCTTGATTCGATCTCAAAAGAACACAGTAAAGTTAAAGAAGAACTCTCAGAGTATGTAATCGAGCACGGCCAGGAAGATGATCGTGGCCATGTGCGTGTAGAGCTCCCCGAAGAAGTTGACGGTTATACCGCTATTCAGCGTCAACGCAGAGTATCTCAAGGTTTAGATATGGATGCAGCTATTCTAATTCTTACTAAAAAAGGATTAGCAGAACGTTGCATAAAGGCTGTCCCTACAATTGCAGAAGATGAAGTAATGGCTGCACTCTATGAAGGAAAGCTAAGCGAAGAGGACATAGACACTATGTTCCCTAAGAAAATTACTTGGGCATTCGTACCAACAAAGAGTTAATATGTCAGACAGCATTGACGAGCTATTTAAGAACATCGACAAGTTTTATCCTGGGTCGAAACGTGTACGCAAGTCAATGTCTTTTCCTGACCCTAAAAAGAAAGAAGAAAAGGAAGGCTGGGAAGCACAGGGTAAATTAAAGATGCTTCCAAATGGTAAAAGCGTCGAGCTGTTTAGTGCAGGATCTCTCTGTCTTGCGTTAAATCGACCGCTTGTTACTATTCGTCTATGGGAAAGAAAAGGATATATACCTCGAGCTCCCTACAGATTAAAAGCCCGAATAGTGGATGGAAAGAAAGAGCCCGGCTGGCGTATGTATAGCCGTGCTATTATTGAGTCCACAATAACTAGTTTTCAATCCCGGAATCTCTTAGAGGCTCCACGGATTGATTGGAATCAACATTCAGATCTATCAGTAGAGTTACTGGAGAACTGGACGAAGATTCATAACGAAGAAACAGAATAATGCCAATGGCTATGGAAAAGAAAGGAACTACCCAAATGGGCGTTCAAGCAAGTTCACTGCGTATCAAGAAAGATGCGCCAAATGTAAATACCTATGTTGCTGAAGAAACTCTTGAAGAAGTTGTTTCAGACGACGTTTTTGAAACTGAAGATGAAAACGAACTTCCCGAAAGATCTTCAATCATTCAATCCGGCTGGTCTGCTGCTAAGAAAGCAGTAGCAAACGCCAGCAAAACTTATACAGCTGACTTCAAGTTTGAAGAGAATGTTCAGCTTATCAAGTTCCTATCCGCAGAACCTATGAGCTTTTTGCAACACTGGGTAAATCGCCCTGGTAAGAAGTCCTTTATTGGTTGGGATGGAGATCCACTATGCCGAGTAGGCAACAAGCCTGAGCAGAAGTTTGCGTTTACTGTTGTAAACCTAACTGATCTTGAGGAAGAACCTCAAGTACAACTCATGGTAGTTGGTGTCCGTCTATGTGGTCAGTTAGAAAAACTGAACGCAGATAAGAAAACCGGTCCGCTAGATCGTCCAGATATTTACTGGGCAGTCAGCAAGTCTGGTCAAGGAACTAAAACTTCCTACTCAATCATGCCCGTAAAAGAGCGTGACCTTGTTGAGGATTGGGAGATCGATCCTGCCGCAGCATCTCAATTGCTATCAAGCCTTAAGCCTCTTGGACCTGACGCACTACGCGTTGCTTCTAAGACTGAGCTTGAAGAGATAGCAAAAGAAATTCTCGCTGGCCAGTAATCTCTCACTAATCGCCGAGGGCCTTGGTTTCCTCCCCCCTCCTTTTCCAAGGCTCTCGGTCTAACAAGGAGGTTTAAATGAGGGTTATTTATAATCAAGAACAACTGCAAGAAGTTGTCGACGCCTACAATAAAGTAGATGCGTTTGTATTTGACGTAGAAACTCTAGGATCCCACAGAGGAGATCCGCGACAGAATAAAGTCGTGTGGATAGCATTAGCAACCTACGATCGCGTAGATGTAATACCTATGGGCCATCCCAATGGCGAATATATTAGAACTGACTTCCCGCTTCTTCCCTCAGCTCAACTCAGATTAGAAAAGGGTTTGGAGCTCCGTCCTCAGGACTATAGTAAAGATGAGAAGAAAGCCACCAAAGTATTTTCAGAACCTCCTGCTCAATTAACTCCTGGAGAAGTATTCAAGGCTCTTAAGCCTTTACTTAAGAGCGATAAGGTAAAGGGTGGGCACAATCTAAAGTTTGACTTACAAAGCGTTTCTAAGTACATAGGTGGGTTGCCTGAACCAGGCTTCTTCTGTACCTTAAACGCTGCTTTTATTCTTAACAATATGAATCGCATCGGGCTTGGTTTAGACGACTGTCTAAAGCGTGAGTTTGATTACGATATGGTTAAAGGTGTTGGAAAAGAAATTGAAAAGCACTCCTTTGATGAGGTAGCTACTTACGCAGGACTTGATGCTGAATGGACCTGGAAGCTTTACCTTCACTATGCAGACAAATTAAAGGCTGACGGTCTTTTAGGGATCTTTGCTCTTGAGATGGATGTGCTTCAAGTAATTTGTGAGATGGAACTGCGGGGAGCAGATATAGATGTAGATCAACTTTCACTGTTAAAGACAGATTTAGAGAAACAGTTAGAAGACACGAAAGCACAAATTTATTCTTTAGCTGGTAAGGCATTTAACATTAACTCCGTTCCTGAGAAACAACGCCTTCTTTTCACGCCTAAGAAAGAAGGCGGAAGAGGCATAAAACCGACAGTGCTAACTCCTGCTGGCAAAGCACACGCCGAAAAGGGAGTTCCGCTCACGGTCCATGACTTCTCCGTATCGGAACCTGCTATGGAGAAGTTCAGGGGCCGTGATGCTCTAGTAGATTGCCTTATGAACTATTCAGATCTAAATAAGCTTTTAACCACGTACGTCATTCCTTATCTAGGTGGAGATATAACTCGTACGCTCGCCGGTAAGTCAAAGGTCGTAGCTAAAGAGAGTTTGTTATACAAGAACCGGGTTCACACCGACTTTGTTCAGTATGGAGCCGAGACCGGCCGCTTCTCTAGTAGAAACCCTAATCTTCAAAATGTTCCTGCCCCACATACGGCAAATGGAAAGGCAATTAGAAACCTTTTTGTGGCTCCCCCGGGGCATCAGTTAGTAGTCGCGGACTACAGCCAGATCGAGCCTCGAATCATCGCTTCGTTTAGCCAGGATCGAACAATGGTCAACGCGTACAAAAACGGCGAAGACATCTACACGGCGATTGGAAATACCATGGGAGTCGACAGAAAGGCTGGAAAGGTTCTTGTTCTTTCTTTGGCTTATGGTGTAGGTCCAGACAAAATTGCTAGTGAAATTGGCTGTACTCTCACCGAAGCTAGGAACCTTTTAGACTCCTTCTCACATAAATTTCCTGCCGTTAATCTCTACAAGAAGCGGGTTATAAGCGAGTGCCGGAGACAGTCTCCAATACCTTTTGCCAGCACTTTACTCAAGAGAAGAAGATATCTACCCGATCTGCGCTCAAGAGAGCAATGGAAACGCGCTAGGGCTGAACGTCAGGCGTTTAATACGGTCATCCAGGGCTCAGCTGCGGATCTAATAAAGGTTGCTATGGTTAGGGCTAGAAATATGATCCCTGAGGACTCTCACCTGATTTTGACTGTACATGACGAACTAGTTACTATTGCCCCTAATAGTCTGGCAGACGCCACAGCTGAAGCCATACGAGAGGCTATGGAAGGTATAAACGCTTTGAAAGTACCTATGATTGCCGACGTTAAAGTAGTTTCTCGTTGGGGAGAGGCAAAGTAATGTGGCCTTTTAAGCGCAGAAAAAAGTATCGTTTAATAACTAAAGTTATAGACTTACCGTTGCCAATATTAATTAGGCAAGTAGTTTATGATTCAATCTTTAATGATTCCGAAAAGATATCTAATCTTATGGGTCTCCCCCCAATCTCTGAAGAAGTCCATGATATGGAAGTCAGGGCTAGCGAAGAACGTCTAGATAAGTTTGATGCTTTGATGCCGTTTATAGACGCTCATGCAGATATTGCGGCTAGGGTTTCTGCTTCAGCTTACATACTTACTAATGATGACCTGGGAGAGTTTGCAGATCCAGATAACTTCGAAGAACTTACTAGATTATTTAAATTAATATCAATGTCGGCATCCGTATCGTGCCTATCTACTTTTATAGAACTCGGATTAATAGAAACAAAGGTGGTCTCAAATGACGAATGACTGGTGGTCTAAAAAACTATCTCAACCCAACGTACCCTCGGTTCCCCCGGTTGCTCCGCCCCAACCAGTTCCGTATGCGTACACAAAGCAGAACATCCCTGTTTCATATGATCCTGCAGCTGATCAAGTAGTTACTAAAGCGACGAGTGCTAGACAGGTAGATCGTTGCCCAGGATGTAACTCTGGAAACTATATGGCTCCTCAAGGAACGAGTTTGAAGAGGTGCTATGACTGTGGGTACCCACTAGTTCAATCTGGCACTGGAAGTGGAATACCTACTGATGGTGCGCCGGCTCGACCAGCTAAACAACCTGCGGTAGGATCTGGTTTTAATCCAAATGTAATTGTAGAAAGGCTTGGCTAATGGCGCTTAACTCCGAAGTATTAAAGATTGCAGCACTTATCAATAAGAAGCTAGGTAACAACACTGTTGTTCCTGCAAGTATGACTAGAGCTCCAAAAAGAATTACTACAGGGTCTTTGACTCTAGATGTAGTTCTTGGCGGGGGTTGGCCCATGAATCATTGGGTTGAAGTAGTTGGAGAAGCGTCTCATGGCAAGACCGCACTAGCATTAAAAACTATTGCTGCTAATCAAGCTTTAGATCCTGACTTTACTGTAGTTTGGATTGCGGCTGAGCAGTTTGATACTAAGTACGCTCAACTATGTGGCGTAGATACCGATCGTGTTTTATTAGTAGAAACAAATAGCATGGAGGATGCCTTTGATTCTGTTATTCAGTTTTGCGAGTCTAAGTCTGTTGATATGGTTGTCGTCGACTCTTTACCTGCGCTTGTCCCTTCGGCGGAGGATGAAAAGAGCATGGAAGAGTTTACGGTCGGACGAGGCGCTATGCTCACAAATAAGTTTTTCCGTAAGGTCTCAGCTGCAACAAAACGTGACCTCGTTGAGGAAGAGCGTCCAGTCCTTGGACTTATGATCAACCAATACCGTATGAAGATCGGAGTTATGCACGGAGATCCCCGTACTACTCCTGGAGGTTTAGGTAAGGATTACGCCTACAGCATCCGCTGTGAGGTTAAGAGAGATGAGTGGCTAGAAGCCGGAACAGGACAGGATAAGAAGCGTGTCGGACAGACTATCAGGGTACGAACTATTAAAAATAAGACTTTCCCACCCCAGCAGACCGCGTACTTGGACTTTTACTTTTCGGACGGAGGAATTATCAGCGCAGGGGAGTATGATAGAGCTAAGGAAATTGTCGCTCTCTCTATCTTGAATGGGATAGTAGACCGCCGTGGAGGGTGGATGTACTACGGCGATCGCAAGTGGCAAGGTGCTCAAGCATTGATTGATTCTCTGCGAGAAGAGCTAGATCTTAGTGCTGAACTAAGTTCTGCTGTTATGGATACCTTAAAGAACTCTCCTGTACTGGCTATCAATAGTGAAGACTGAGGGTCAGAAACAATCTCGTAAGCACGAGAAGAGACTAGCTAAGGTTATCGGTGGATCAGTAAATGCTGCTTCTGGAGCGTTCTGGTCTAGAAAAGGTGACGTTAGGAATAAAGAACTTTTGATAGAACATAAGTGGACCGGCAAGAAACAGGTCACTATTAAGTCTGAAGTTCTTAAAAAGATTACTAAAGAAGCCATACTAGATGGACGTACTCCAATATTAGGCATTCACCTTGACGGAGAAAACTATGTGATATTGGGAGAGGAGGATTTCTTTGAACTACGTAACTCTATACAAGGAGATTAATTGGAAAACAGGGATGGTCTTCCCTGGGCTTGGAGATATGATGCGAAGTGTCGTGGCGAAGACACCGAGATCTTCTTTCCACCGAGAGACAAAGCGTTATACAAGCCAATCGCTGACAGAGCTAAAGCAATATGCTGGGGTAGAGACGGTCGTCCACCGTGCCCGGTACGCAAGGAATGCTTAAAAGAAGCGATACAAAACGATGAGCTTCATGGAATCTTTGGTGGCATGAGCCACAGAGAACGAAATGCTATGAAGCGCAAGTACCAAAAGAAAGGTTTATCACTCGACGAGTGGCTAGAAACTCAGGAGAAATAAGTGGCTAAATTCGGAGAACTAAAAGCGTACCTAGATGCCGGTAAGCGTGAGACACGTTTGCTTGGTGCTATCGAACGCCATACTCTTCTTAGACCATTTGATTCTCGTCGCCAAGACGTCATTCATCCATCAGACCTCGTAAAGAGTGAATGGTGTGCGCTCGCCGCTTTTCATGCTCTCAAAGGAAACTATGTTGAGACTAGAGAACGGCCTAACCTTCGCACCCGCTCTATATTTGATGAGGGCCATGCCATACATAAAAAGTGGCAGGGCTACATTGCAGATATAGGGGCTCTTTACGGTGTTTGGGGAACTAGAGGCAACTGGGCTAAATCTGACGAGCCAGCTGCAGAAGGACTTGATTATTTAGAAGTTCCTTTACATAGTGATAAGCATCGAATATCGGGCCATTCAGATGGCTGGGTAAAGGGCTTAGGAGAAGACTTCTTGCTTGAAGTTAAGTCCATAGGGCCTGGAACCATACGCATGGAATCTCCAGCATTATTCTCTGGCGGTGCAGATCTAGACAGCGCATGGAAAAATATTCGTAACCCATTTAGAGGTCACATACTTCAAGGGCAGGTCTACCTACACCTGGCACACTTGATGGTAGAGACTGGGGAGTTTGAGTCTGCCCCAGAAGAAATAGTTTTTATTTATGAGTTAAAGGCTACACAGGATTATAAAGAGTTCGTAGTCTCCTATGCCCCAGAGTTTGTAGAGCCTTTATTTGAAGCTGCTTTAGATGTAGTTTGGGCAGTTGATAACGATAGGCCTCCAGTATGCAATCAAGATCCTGCAAAAGGATGCAAGCGTTGCTCTCCATATAGGGGAGAATGATGGAGATAAAGTTTCATCCGGTTAGTTCCGTACCCTTTGCCCTAGATGTAAAGCCAGTACGAGCTAGTAATATTGTTCCTAGTTGGTATAGAGAGCAAGACTTTGGAGATGAAAAGCACCCAACTATAAAAAGGTGCATGCCTATACTGGACGCTATGACTGCCGGTTACATGTATGTGATGCCCGCAGATGTCCATGTAGATGCAACTAATCCAGACTTTTTAGATTTTTGGTTAGAAGATAAATCTTTGTGGGATTACACCCCTCAGATATTGACCGACCACCACTACCATCAATATAATAACTACCCTATGGATCTAAGTAAATACCATAAAGAAGTAATGCGAGTAAATCCTTTATGGGCGATAGAAACTCCTGAAGGTTATAGTACGTTATTTACTAACCCCATACATCAACTCCCTACACCTATACATGCGATGTCTGGGATAATTGATACCGACTCCTATGCGTCTTCTGGATTCTTAAGTTTTTTTGTTACTAAGGGTTTTAAAGGGGTTATAAAACAAGGCACCCCTATGGTGCAGATGATCCCATTCAAACGAGAAAACTGGGACTCCATGTGGTCTAGCGTTGTTGTAGATAGCCAGGAAAAAGTCATCGAACAGCACAACAAGATAAAGCATAGTAGTATTAACCACGCTTATCGAGAACTGTTTAGAAAACTAAAAAGGTGGTAGGGATGTCTATTAGTAGAAAAGTTTTAGAGTCACTGAACTCCTTGGGAGTAACCCTTGCGGCTAAACCAGAGTTTCCTATTCCCGATCTGCCCAGAGATATCACTGAATTAGATGACGAGGGTTTGATGGACCTCTTTGTTCAGTTTACTCAATGGAATGATCATTTATCTGGAGCCAGAGCTATAGCCGTTATAAATGAGCGTGAGGCAGAACGAGTGTTAGATACTCATGAAGCTCACTCTATGCTTGCTAACTGGACTGATAGTAAGGCGGATAGAGTTGCTGTTACTAAAGCTAAGATAGCTTCAGATCCAAAGGTTATCGAGTTGCGTGAAGATTTAGATACAAAGTATGCTTTTAGAAAGATGATAGAAACGAGGGCAGAGAATGTCGAACGAGACTCCCAAGTGGTATCCCGGGAACTTACAAGAAGAACTTCGGACGGTGGTGGATTCCGTTCAAGAGTTAGAAAATTCACTACATAGTGAAACAGTCTTAGAAGAAGCTCAACGCCTCATCACTGGAGATAGAAATGCTACTTACGATCATCCTTTAGATAACTTTGGACGTATCGCTTCTATCTGGTCTGTAGTTCTAGGAATCCAAGTAACTCCTGAACAAGTCGGACTCTGTATGGTCGGAGTGAAATTAGCTAGAGAAGCTTATATGCCTAAACGAGATAACCTAGTTGATGGTGCAGGTTACTTTGGTACCGTTCAAATGGTTATAGAAGAGAGAGCAAGGCGTGCCTCGCAACCCAATATTTGATGGTGGGCTTGATCTAACTGACAAGTCAATAGAAAAATATATCGGGATAGATCAGTCCTATAGTGGATTCGCTATAACGATAATTAGTAAAGACTGCACTCTCTACAAGACCTTTGTTTACACTTCCCCATTACGTGGAGTGGAACGACTCAGAGATATTGCCTTATACATAGGACAGAATGTTTTTGAGCCTGTTACCAACGTACAAGGATCAGCTATGGAAGGCTACGCGTACGGGGCTCAGATGGCCCATATGGCTGGGGAAATAGGTGCCCTGGTAAAGCTTGAGCTTAGATCCTGGTTATATGAGACAGAGGCTAGGTACCCCTTTATCGTTGCCCCAGCTATGTTAAAGAAATACGTGACTGGCAAAGGTCAGGGAATCAAAAAGAATCAAATACTTTTAAATGTTTTTAAGAAGTGGGATGTTGAGTTTACCGACGATAACGCGGCTGACTCCTACGCCCTAGCTAGGATAGCTACAGGCAGAGCTGATACTGCATATGAGAAGGAAGTTATTACTAAGCTTTTAGACCCAAAATATAGGGAGAAACCCGTACTCTAATTCCTGAGGGCGCTCATAACTCGAACCCAAAGGAATACAACTCGTGAGTGAAACTAAAGAGCAGGACGATAAGTTCCTGCGTGTAAGCGCGGGCTCCAATGCCCAGTCCGTAGGCTCGGCTATTGCCCATGCCCTATATGAATCCCCAACCGTTAAGTTACGTGCAGTAGGTGCTTCCGCTGTAAATCAGGCTGTAAAAGCCATAGCTATAGCACGTGGATACGTAGCTCCCAGGGGGCTAGATCTTACCTGTAGACCAGGATTTACCACTGTAGACTCTCGTGACGGACAAATCTCCGCGATAGTCTTTACAATCAGCGTAAGCTGAGGTACCTTTAGAGTGAGATCTCAACTCTAACCTTAAGGAAAGAATATGGCAAAATCATCTATTCCAAGTCCAGAGGAAGCTTTGGCAGGCATGGCAGCACAAGGACGCACTCCTATGAATAAGGATGGCGTAAAGTTCACTGCTGGCGTTCCAAAAAAAGGTACTCTTGTTAAGAAGAAGAATACCGCAGCCGGCGATCCATACGCTCAGCCAGTAGGCATTCGTAAGAATGTTCCTGCAGGACGTGACCGTAATGGTGCAGCCTATGGCATCAAGACTTCCTACTTGAAGGCCACAAGTCCTGAAGCTGGTGCAACCCAGGCTAACGGCAGAAAGTTTAATTCTGTTGTAAACCGCACCAACCCTAACTTCAGTGACGGTGTTGCAACCTCCTACTAAGAACGTGTAGTATAGATACCGGTATGGGACCTTCCCATACCGGTTTCTAATTTCGTGCACCGAACGGAGAAGAAATGCTGGCAGATGCTTTGGCAGATTTTAAGAAACAAAACAATATAAAAGAAGTTAAGACTTGCTTAGTTGGCGAATGGATTTCAAAACTTTCTGAGCAAGATAAAAAGGATGCGGAAAGTCTTTTATTTGATGATCCTATTTCAAACCATAAATTAAGGCTATTTTTAAGGTCTATTGGGTTTGTTGTATCAGTTGAAACCATCCGTAAACATAGAATGAAAGGATGTTCTTGCTTATGGATGAATTAAACATAGGCGATGCCATAAAAAATTTTAGGGCAGATAACGCTAGTAAAGATGCTCTTGGAGCAATTAAAGATTTACTAGATCGAAACAATATTGATCTAGATGAAGTCGGTAAGATCAGCAGAGTAAGTCTTTATCAAACCGCAGCTAAAGATGCTGACGGCGAAATACAGACTAAGGATCTAATTGGCATACAGATTAGCCCTAAGTGGGAACAAGGACCTGAGTGGCCGGTAGTACAGCAAGCTCAGCCAGTAGTAATTAAGACCCCTTCGAAACCAAAAAAGGCTCCAGCATTAATTGGAGGTTGGAAACAAGCGGTAATCCTTCCTGATCCTCAAATAGGTTTTAGACAGTTTGATACGGGCCTAGACCCATTTCACGACGACGCAGCTATGGACGTTGCTTTACAAGTCACTAATGCTTTAGAGCATGACGGTGGAGTAGATCAAGTAGTAAACCTTGGAGATTTTTTAGATCTACCTGCTCAAGGTAAGTACGAACAAGAAGCAGCATTTGCGTTCACAACTCAGCATGCAATAGATCGAGGACATTTGTTCCTAGGTGAGCAGCGTGCCGCAGCTCCAGATGCGAAAATCGTTGTATTAGAAGGTAATCATGATCGACGCATGCAAAAGTTTGTGCAAGCCAATGCGCTTTCTGCGTTTGGGCTTCGCAGAGCAAATGTCCCGGACTCTTGGCCGGTAATGTCATTACCTTATTTGCTTCGTCTAGATGAACTAGATGTTGAATATATTGACGCATACCCGGCTGGAATGTGGTGGATTAACGACAGCCTTCGTGCAATTCATGGAGATAAAGTTAACTCCGGAGGAAGCACAGCTATGAAATACACAAACGAGATGCCGCACATCTCAACTGTGTTTGGCCATATACATCGTCAAGAGATCCAATCAAAGACTACGTTCGACAGAGCCGGAAGAATTAAAGCTATGGCTATCAGTCCTGGTTGCTTATGCAGAATTGATGGCGCAGTGCCAAGCGTTAAAGGCGCAGTTGGCATTGATGGGCGCCCTGTTACGTACTACGAGAATT